TTACCGCATAGGTGGCAGTGAGTGGCTTGGGATTTTATTTGCTTCCTACGTTTCCTATAGTCAGCGTTATATAACTCGCGTTTCTTAGCCTGTCGTTGCGGGGAGTCCACCCGTATGGGCCGACACCCCCCACAGTATGAAGAACCGCGCACCAGTGTTCCACATTTCAGGCAGGGGCTATTGAAATTCATTGTGACCTGAAGCGTGAACCCACGACTGCATAACCTCGATGAACTGTGTGATCGTCAAGTCTTCCAGCTTCTCCATGTCGTGCACGGTGAAAGCTTGCTCTGCCGCATCGAACAGGATGAGTAACTCGTCACCTGTCTTGTCGTGTTGTGCTGCCTTCAAATCTAGGAACAGGTACAACGGTAGGGAGAAGAAGTTTTGTGCTACACCTCTGAACGCTGGTGTGATGATCTCTATTGGTGGTCTGTTGTGTGCGCGTTCTGATGCCATCATCTTCGCAAAGTCAATGGGATTTTCATCGGTCACAGTAAGTCAATCTTCCCACGGAACGGCACGCCCGCCTCCAACTCGAAGCAGGTGACAGCTGTGGTCGAATCCCCACCACCACCACTCATCCTCGTGTACCAATCCGACCCGTTATCCATGGTCGATGCTTGCACCCACCAACGCTCACGACCCTCAGCCCCCGAGAACTGTTCGACTCTATGGTGATGGAAGTGCCCGCTAACCATCAACGTGCTAGCTGCCAAATACGTGTCGTTGAATACTGCTTTAGTCCAGAAGGCTTGGAACCCGTCAGGCCGTGCAACCTGGTGGCCGTGAATCGCACCGAGAATGTGTGAGCCGTCACCGAACACGTCAAACGCAAAGCCTTCGTCATGAGGTTGTGGGACAAGCCAACGATCCACTGGCAGTCCTACTTCGCTGGCTAGTCTGCGAATCTGTTGCAGAATCACAATGCCCCAGTCGTCAGTGCCAGGTCTACCCACCGCAGCCTTGTTCACCCGGAACTGGCAATGGTTGGAAGCGACAGACCCGTAAGTCACTGAAGCATACTTGCACGCCAGCTTGATGAGATCCCAGATGAGTGCCGAAGCTAGGTCAACTTGTTGCATTGGTGACAGAGTGTTGGTTATCAACTGATCCATGTCAGCCTTGTTCGACACGCCTTCCACAATGTCCCCCATGTCCAGGATGACGATGTGGTCGTAGTTGCCTGCCTTCAGCTTTTCCTCAATGCGAGCGTAAGAAGCATGGATGCGCTGAATGCTCTCCTCATGTCCGCCCCTCGAGCCGCCCTTACCAATCTGGAAGTCGGCAGGACAAATCACATATGTGCGAGTGTTACGGGATTTCTTTGGAGGCTTTGGTGTGGTGCGTTTCGCCTGCGCGTACAAGGTCGGCAGGTCGAGGTCTGTCACCTTCCTGCGGAAATGGAACCTGTAAGCCGTCAGCCACTCCCCATCCCAACGCTGCCACTGCGAAGTCCGTGGTGTGCCCACAATCTCATACTCGTCAGGTGGGTAGCCGCGCTCCAACAGGAAGTCATCAAAGTTAGGTGCCTCCAACAACCCGCCCGTGGTCGCTGTGCCTTCGTTCCCGTCAAACTGTAGCCCTGGTCGAAAGTCTTTCGGAGCTTTCACCCGCTGTGCAGGCTCGAGGTTCTCTAGCATTAGTCCACCCTACAGACACAGTCATCGCAAGGTCTGTCCCTACGGTCACGAATAATCTTCTCCCCCAACGGGATACCACGGTCAGACAACGCTTTCCCGAGCGCCCGATGACTCCAAGCATCACGATCCGCGAGAGCAGTACGCAAAATCTTTTGGTCATCGGTGCTCAGGTTCCCCAACACGGTGCGAATCATGCACGGAAAAACGCGCACCGGAGGAACCATATCCTCAAGCATTAGCCCTAGTAGTCGCAATCAATTTATATGCGACCTCGAGGAACCACGGGTTTAGGTTCCTCGTCAACGCGCACTCCTTCAACGCCAACGCGAGAGCTCCCCGAATGTCATCGAAGTCCTTATCCCAAATCAGGTTGTCATCCTGCAACAGTCGGGCCGCCTCATAGTATGGCGCGAACAGGTCATCACTAATCTTGCTTGCTTGCTTCTGCAATGTTGCTTGAACACTCATTGGTGCTTCCTTTCGTAGGTTGATTGGAAGTTTATTCGTGCAGATCTAGGAAATCGAAGGATTGAAACGGCTCGTTATCATATTGTGACAATTCGTTGACACGGATGAAAGCCCCCGGAACCCTCGTATCCGCGTACACCTTCCACGCCAAAACACGAATCACCTGAGCATCATCCTCATACACAACCCCGGTCAACGAGTCCTGCACGCCACGAATCAACTTGTCAATATCCGGCGGGACAACAGGGTAAGGCCGTTTCACCGTAGATATGGAAGAAGGCCGGTCAAGATAGAACATGACTTCTAACTCAACCGGCCCCGACACTCTGACCCAACCGTTCACCAACACAGAGTGCTCCGCAGCAACGCGCACATCTTTACGCCAAGCCGGAAGAAACTTGGATGACTCTACGAAACGATTATTCCCAATACTCTTTTTTGAACCCTGAGGACTGGGCCTTCCCACAACATCAAAGGTTAGTTCCACGCTTCCCAGGGTAGCGGTTGGGCCTAACAAACGAGGCCAACACCGCCATGCAAAGAAGGGCACCGAAAATCCATCCCAACACCCCAGTCACGTTATCCACCTGGTAGGCCAGCAGAAAAAAGTTCAGCCCCATCGAAAATGCGAGGATCCGACCAAAGTATTCCATCACTTCCCCTTCCCAATCAAGCTAATCAACGACTGCAACAACACGAGGATTCGGTCACGCTCCAATTGTCGACCAAGCTCAATGTCAGCCTGCCGGTTGTCCTCACCAGCCTCAAGAATCTTCCGCATACGCTCAGACATTAGAAGGGTGCTTCCTCGGATATAACGCCAGGCGTTACAGTCGGCCACACCGCGTTCACCGCAGCATGATCCACTTTGTCCGACACAACCTGATTCTCCGCAGGAGCCACAGAATCAGCACGAACCTTGATACTGAACCCAGGAGTCCCGTCACGCTTCTGGAACGTGTTAGTGCCAGTGATACGACCCGACACCACAACCTGCTTCACACCCTCCAACGGTGCCCGATTGTCTGTGGTCACGTCATACGTGGTTTTGTCAACGGTTTCCCACTCGCCCTGGTGCGTCTGTTTTCTGACGTCAACAGACACCTTCAGAGCCCTGCCCCAATCAAAATCCGCAACATTGTTCAACCAACCAGTCAACTCAATCCGAGCCTCATTCTTAATCACGATCTACCCCTTCTCATATCCGATAACATGCGCCACATTGACACAATCATTATTGCCACAACTTCTGACACCAGGGAACATGGGTTTCCCATCGTCATCCAACGGTGTGATTTCATCCGCAGCGAACCTACCGTGCCACGGGAAACATTTCCCCTCATCGGCAGAGATCGTCTGAACCCTACGCGCCCGACAGCTCGCACAGAGAATGAACTTCCCCCGCCTCGAGGAAACACTCCACTCATAACCGCAACGCTCACACTGCACCACCGGCATCTAAAGACCTAAACGCAATCTGCATTTGGGCATCAGTGAACTCATAACGTTTCACTCTAGCCTTTTTCACCGGAATTTCCACCGGGGCCGGCACGGGTGTGTCAAGGATAGAACCCACACCACCATCACCCAAACGTGCAAGGAAACGCTCCCGAGCCCAATACGCTGTCGCACTCCTCGTGATGATCCTTCGCAACCTGAGCTGGTCGGGATGTAACGGGTGCTCCCGATGCAACTCGTCAAGGTCAATCCCATGAGCATCAGCCCACAGGTTGTCACTGTAAAGGCTCACAGTTTCTTCCCCACCATGTTCGCCTCGAACCTACGGAACTTCTCCAATTCCGCAATGTGCTCTGTTCGCCCATAGCGATACAACATCCGCGACATGGCCGCAACATTCCGGCCCAACGTTTCCGCAGCCATTGGAGCGCTCATCCCATTCGCAACCAACCACTCAAACTCGTCACAAACCTCATCACCCCTCAACGCGCTCACCACAACTCCTTAGCCTGATACACGTTCGCCACAGCCCACGAATGCCGCGCATCCGCATCCATCCAACCAGCCTGATAATGCAACAACTTGCAACAATCATCACACCGCAAAATCGTCAACCCATGCTCCTCACACACCGGCTGTGGATCCGAACGCCAACCTGCTTCATCTAGGTCAGCCTCACCCTCCATATACATGACCGGCCTCACTGGTTGTGCCTTCGCGTGCAACACATCCAACAAGCCTCGAGCCGTCACAATCCCATTCAACGAAACTGTGTACGCCGGCACAATCGCTGTCTGAACCTCCTCATAAGAAGCCCCATCCAACACTTGCAACCACATCA